AGAGATTGGTAGACCTAAAAGAAGTTCTGTTTCTAGTAAAACGAAGGGTAACAGGAAGTCTGTTGGTCGTCCTAAGGGCGATGCAGCTATAATAAACGAGTATAAGGCAAGGATGTTAAACTCGCCTCGCTCTCGCGCCGTGATGGATGCGATATTTGATGCAGCATTAGACCCAGAACATAAGAATCAGTCAGCAGCGTGGAAGTTAGTGATGGATAGAATCCTTCCTGTTGCTGCATTTGAAAAAGATATTGTTAAGGATGGTGGTAGAAACGCCATTCAGATTAACATTAGTGGTGTTGGTGCGGCTGAAGTTAAAGACGTTGATTCATCTACAACAATACTTGATCAAGTATCAGAGGATTAAATTATGGCTTCTCCAAATAAAAAAAGAAAAGCAAACATGAAACCGGGAGATGTAGTTGTTACTCCAACAACGTCTTACGTAGTAAATAAAAACGGCAAGCTCGTTCGTATGCCAACAGAAAGTGAACGAAAAAATGTAGCCTCCGGACAACCTCCGGGAAATACAGGGCTTCCTACAAGCACTAGACAACAAATCACTCAGCAAATATTAGATAAGCGAGCAAATTCAAAAAGGCCAAAAGCAAAAACCAAAGTCGCTCCTAAGCGTAAGAAAAAATAATGAAATACTTTACACACGGAGAGTTTAACTGTCAAGTTACTGGTACCAACAACATGGAAAAAGACTTCCTAGAGAAGTTAGACGAGTTAAGAGAGGCATGCGGGTTTCCTTTCACGATTACCAGTGGGTATCGACACCCGACTGAGCATCCGATAGAGGCTAAGAAAGATGTACCCGGAACACATGCCCAAGGGATCGCGGCGGATATAAAAATAACAAGCGCCGTGTTTCGCCTTAAAATTGTAGAGGAAGCTCTTCGTCTAGGCTTCACAGGCATTGGCATTGCTGATGACTTTGTACATGTGGATACACGCGGGACAACATCCGTCATGTGGACGTATTAGTGGATCTTAATATAGAACTACTGCCTTGGCAACAACAGGTCTGGGCAGACGACACACGTTTTAAAATAGTAGCTGCTGGGCGACGTACGGGTAAGTCTAGGTTAGCAGCATGGATGTTAATCGTTAACGCACTACAGGCAGATAGAGGACATGTATTTTACGTCGCACCTACTCAGGGACAAGCCAGAGACATCATGTGGACCACCCTGCTTGAATTGGGGAACCCTGTTATCAGTGGTAGCCATATTAATAATCTTCAAATCAAGCTTGTCAACGGTGCTACCATCAGCCTCAAAGGTGCCGACAGACCAGAAACCATGCGAGGTGTCAGCCTCAAGTTCCTAGTAATGGACGAGTACGCTGACATGAAGCCTGAGGTATTTGAGCAGATCCTTAGACCCGCTTTGGCTGACCAGAAAGGCTGTGCAATGTTCATAGGGACACCTATGGGGCGCAACCACTTTTACGAGTTGTACAAATATGCGGAGCTAGATGATGATCCGACTTACAAAGCTTGGCACTTTACTTCTTACGATAATCCTATTCTTGATCCAGATGAAATTAATATTGCAAAAAGGTCTATGTCTTCTTATGCGTTTCGTCAAGAATTTATGGCGTCGTTTGAAGCTCGTGGTTCAGAAATGTTTAGAGAGGACTGGGTCTCTTTTAGCGAGGACAAACCTGAAATAGGAGATTACTACATTGCCGTTGACTTGGCGGGTTTTGAAGAAGTCAACAAGAAAAAGACTAAAAATTCCAAGCTTGACGACACAGCAATCGCCGTGGTTAAGGTCAATGAGCATGGTTGGTATGTTGACAATATTATATACGGTCGATGGTCACTTGACGAAACAGCACTTAAAATATTTCAGGCCGTTAGAGATTACCGTCCCGTATCGGTGGGAATCGAAAGAGGTATTGCTAAACAAGCAGTAATGTCTCCTTTGATGGATATGCAGAAACGCTATGGCATGTTCTTTAGAGTAGAGGAGTTGACCCACGGCAATAAGAAGAAAACAGATCGTATTATGTGGGCATTGCAAGGACGATTTGAAAACGGATACATAACACTTAACAAAGGAGAGTGGAACAGTAGGTTTCTTGACCAGTTATTCCAATTTCCCGACCCATTAACCCACGATGACTTAGTAGATGCGTTAGCTTATATTGATCAATTAGCCAATGTAGCATACAACTACGATTACGAAATTGAAGACCATCAAATACTAGATGTGGTAGCAGGATATTAATATGAGTGAAATATACGAACAAGACCCTCTAATGATCCAAGAAGCCCTAGAAGACTGGGTTATAACTAAATGTGAAGATTGGAGGGATTATTACGAAAGCAATTATGAAAGCAGATTTGAAGAGTATTATAGATTATGGCGTGGTCAATGGGATCCTGCTGACAGCCAGCGTGGGTCTGAGCGTTCCCGTATTATTTCTCCTGCATTACAGCAAGCTGTTGAGTCTAATGTAGCAGAACTAGAAGAAGCTACGTTTGGTCGTGGTAAGTGGTTTGACATAAGCGACAACCTTGGCGACACTAACAAACAAGACGTACAGTTCCTACGTAACAAGCTTACGGAAGACTTTGAAGACTGCATGGTACGTAAAGCAGTAGCAGAATGTCTTATCAACGCTGCTGTGTTTGGTACAGGCATTGGCGAAATCGTTATTGAAGAAATGAAAGAGATGGCCCCTGCTACTCAGCCTATCATGGGAGGAGATCTTCAAGCAGTAGGAGTAAGTATTACTGACCGTGTTAAAGTAAAACTTAAACCTGTATTGCCTCAAAACTTCTTGATTGATCCTGTAGCTACGTCTGTAGAAGATGCACTGGGTGTTGCTGTAGATGAATTTGTAAGTATGCACCAAGTAGAATTACTACAAGAACAAGGCGTTTATCGTGATGTATTTGTTGGTCCTGCTGCACCGGACACTGACTTAGAGCCTGACCAAGATATTACGATTTACAACGACGACAAGGTACGACTTACTAAGTACTACGGTTTAGTGCCACGAAAGCTTCTAGATGCTGCTACAGGCGACGATGATGACGAAATACTAGGAGAAGATGACTCAACCTCACGTTACGTAGAAGCCGTTGTAGTGATTGCTAACGGAGGTATCTTATTAAAGGCAGAAGCTAACCCTTACATGATGATGGATCGTCCTATTGTTGCGTTTCCTTGGGATGTAGTGCCCGGACGCTTCTGGGGTCGTGGAGTTTGCGAAAAAGGCTACAACTCCCAGAAAGCACTTGACACAGAGCTACGCGCCCGTATTGATGCACTAAGCCTTACTATTCACCCAATGATGGCTATTGACGCAACTAGGTTGCCACGAGGCGCAAAACCAGAGGTACGTCCCGGCAAAATGATATTAACCAGTGGAGACCCTCGTGAAGTACTTCAACCGTTCAACTTTGGTCAAGTTAATCAAATTACTTTTGCTCAAGCCGGAGCACTGCAGCAAATGGTACAGCAGGCAACAGGAGCCGTTGACTCAGCAGGAATTGCTGGCAGCGTTAACGGCGAGGCTACTGCCGCTGGTATTAGTATGTCTCTTGGCGCTATTATTAAACGCCACAAGCGCACCTTAATTAACTTCCAGCAGTCTTTTTTAATTCCTTTTGTCAAAAAAGCAGCTTATCGGTACATGCAGTTTGATCCAGAAAACTACCCTGTTGCTGACTACAAGTTTAACGCAAGCAGCACATTGGGGATTATTGCACGTGAGTACGAAGTAACCCAGCTTGTACAGCTGTTGCAGACTATGGGTAAAGACTCACCGCTGTATACTACGTTGATTCAATCTGTTATTGACAACATGAATTTATCTAACCGTGAAGAACTACTAGCAGCTATGCAACAAGCTATGCAGCCTAACCCTCAAGCACAGCAAATGCAAATGGCAGCGCAACAAGCACAGTTGCAGTTCCAGCAATCACAAACTGCAGCGTTGTCTGCTCAGGCTCAAGAGTCACAGGCACGTGCTGCTAAACTAGCTGCAGAGGCTCAAGTAGTACCGCAAGAACTAGAAATTGATAAGATTAATGCTATCACCCGAAACCTTCGTGAAGGTGACGCTGAAGATAAAGAGTTTGAACGTCGC